GCTTCTACTCGCATCTATTACCTTTTTTATTTCATTTGCAATCGCACTAGCAATAGTTGTAACAAACCCTGTGTTTTCAAGCGGAACGACTGCCTCTTTCCCTGCTTCACCTATCATTGCAAGAGTCGGGCTGTCTACAATACCACCTCTCGCAAGTTGCGGTATAGTTGGAATCTTTGCAAGCTGAACAGTGCAACCTTCAAATATCGTTTGCCCTGCAATTTTTAGACCATCCCATGAAAATTTGAGTTTGCTGTTGACCCAGTTAATGAACTTGTTGAAATGCGTTATAACACCGTTTAAGGCGCCTTTAAATGTCTTTCCTAATGATTCTCCAAGCCCACTAAAAAATCCATCAAACGGGCTAAAAGCGTCTTTAACGGCGTTAAAGGCACTGTCGAATTTCTCTTTAAACCACCCCGGAGCATTTGCAAAGACACCTTTAACTTTGTTCCATCCATTCTCAAAGCCTGATTTTATTGCTTCGAATCTTATGCCTGTGAGTTTTTCAACTCCACCAAGCGCCGTTTTAAATTGGTCAACAAAATAGTCATTGAAGTTAGAAATAGTATTTTTGATATTGTTAACATGAGCAGAGAATATTTGCTTTAATCCGTCCCAAGCTCTACTCCAATCTCTTGTAAATACACCTACAATAAAATCTAATAATCCTTTGCATACATCAATAAACGTGTTTACAATATTTGCAATCTGTTTAAATACAAATTCTACTATGTTCCACAAATGCTCAAGCTTTGTGGATATAACTGCAATTGCCTTTTGGGTTATCCACGAAACAAAAGGAGATATGAAATTCCAAAACCTCGACAGTTCATAAGTTACCTCGCCAAGCAAATCAAATATTTTTTGGAACAAAGGCGAAATATATTTTTGCATGAGATGAGAGAATTTTGTTGCGATTTGATCAAGTGTCGGAGCAAGATACTTATTATATCCATCCAACAATCCTCCCCAAACTGTTGTCATATATTGTTTCATGTTCTCCCACGCAGGTTGAACATATGTTGTGTATGAATCCCATATAGCCGTAAAAGCAACATCTATAGTATTTTTTACTGCATTTACAACAGTGCTTATTGGTTTTAATGTATTTTCTATTGCCGTTTTAATTTTATCCTTGTTGTTTATTATTGAAGTAGATATAAATTCTAGAAAGTCATTTCCATACTGCCACCCTAACTGCAATATAGAAAGTCCACTATTCGCAAATATGCTAATAAGATCTGCGCCAATTTGTTTTGCTTTGTTACCCCGGAATACCGTAAATATATCAGCTATAGCAGTATATATATTACCCCAGATTTCCGCGCGTCTGCCGGATAGGTCGAACAACGAAGCTATTTTGTCCTTGAGAAAATCACTGTTCTGAACCAAGTACTTGTCAAAGCTACCAATGAAAAATTCCGCAACTGTCGCGCCTACACTCGCTACTGAACCTGACACTATACCGAATGACTTTGATAATTTGTTTACCCATCCATCTATAGCACTTAATAATTGAGAACTCCCTGCAATGCCTTGAAGCGAGTTTTTAACATTATTAAGGCTGTTGCTTATGTTATCAAGGTTTGAATCGCCAAACCCGATTGAGAAGCCTAACTCAAACATTCTTGCCATTTCCGCCAACTTTGCTTTTGCACTGTCAAGAGCTGTTGTCAGTTTGTCTACTCCTTCTGCGCTGTCTGTAACCTCTTCTGCAAGCTCATTGCTCGAAGTTGAAGTAGAACTACTTCCTGTTCCTCCACTTTTTCCTGTTTGTGTCAACAAATTCAGTTGATCGAACCCTGCCAATGACCGCTTCGCTTTTTTGCCCACATTATCTATTGCGTCACCTTGTTCTGTTATAGCCTGAGTCTGCTGTTCTATTGCTTGTGTAGATGTCGCAACCTTTGGCTTGCCAAAAATCGCTTCTGTAAATGCTGCAAAATGACTTGTTATTTCCTCAAGCTTATTTGCTAATGCCGTTAATGCAGGCAGTACAGCATTGTAAATCGGTAGGAACGCTTGACCGAGATTAAGCTTGATATTTTCAAGACTAGCTAAGAACATAGCTTGCTTTGTCTGTGTTGTATCCGCAAGTGTGTCACCGTACCTTTTGTACGCCTGTTCAAGTATTGCCGCAAGTCTGATTTGTTGCTGTGTCCTGTAGTCAAGTTGATTCCACGTTTTCCCGTTTGCAAACTTTTTGAAAGCATCCGTTGCTTCAATCATTGAAATATTGGTGTAAATCCCCAAATCCTCAATAGCTTCTGTTGAGCCGAGCATACCTGAGCGGATACGGTTAGCAACATCTTCGTATGTACGTCCTGTCTTGCTAGAGATTACGGCCGCTGCCTTCATAAGGTTTTCGGTTTCGCTCGATACCTTTTGTGTGTCGGTCATAAAGCTTCCTAACAGATTAGAAAATGTTGACCCATAAGCGTAGGCATCCTTGCGAGCCATTCCCAGTGCCTTTGCTTGCGTATTGACAAATTCCTGATAGCTTTCTGTCGCATTCCCCATGTTCCGTCGGATATTGTCCATTGACGATTCTACTGTCATTGCCATCTGCGTTGAGGATTTAATGATTTTTGCTATAGCTACGCTGCTTAGAGCCACACCGAATGCCGTCAGAAATTTATTTATTGGTGCTTGGAAGTTCTTTATGCTTGCCTGAGTTTTTGCCATTGATTTGTTAATTGACGATTCAAAGGATTTTACTTTTTCCTGCGTTTGTTTAAAGGCTTTATTAAGCTTACTAAAGTCGGCTCCGCCACGAACTATAAAGTTACTACCTTGTGCCACCTGTTATCACCTCCCCGCCAAACATGGCATTAAGCATTTTGGCTTGTGCTAATAGTTGATCATCTGTCATTTGCTTTTGCTTTTCTTCTTTTGAATCTATAGATTTAAGTATCTTATCAATATCAATGTTTTTCTGCCAAACCCACCTTGAAATGAGATATGCTTGAGATACTAATTCTTTTTCCCTTTCTTTTTTCTCATCTGTGTAAGCCTTAATATAAATATTTAATACTCGAGGTGTCATTTTAAGAAATTGGTCATAACTAATACCAATTCGGGCAGCGATTTTCAAAGCTTCTTCTTCGTAATCATAATCTTCAATATCTTTATTTATTTCTTCGCTGCCCTTTGTAAGTTTTTTGCATTTTCTTCATCACCAAAAATTTCTTTAAAAATTTCTGGCATAAGTTGTACAGCACCTTTAACTCCAATGTGTTTGTCTATAAGCTCCGTAACTGATTCAAGTGTCAAACTTGCATCTTCATGAACTAGCCCAGCATAAAATATAACTGGAAGATAATCTTCTATGTCTTCATTTTCATAATCAAACTTTGCAAGACTTTTTCCTGTTATTTTCTTGAATATCTGCAAACCTCTAAAGCCCATTAAGAAATTTCTTGTTTTATCTAATTGAATTGGCAAATAGTTCATAATTAATACCTCCACTATCATTTATTAAGGGATAGGTCAAAAGCCTATCCCTTTTATACTTCTTCTCTAACAACAATAATCTCATAAATCTTTGGTGCTTTGCCTGTTTCATTTGCCATTATTGTTATCTTAGTACTGCCTATTTCAACATCTACATCCGCGCCTGAACCGCTAACAAGGTCTTTCACATATGCGCCGTTTACAAACATCTTGATTGTTTGCCCTGCCCCTGTAGCTGTTACAGTTACCTTATTAGCTGTAACCCCTTCGAAAGTATAATATCTTGTGCCTGCCGAAAATTCCGGTGCTAATGTTCCGCCAGCACCTAACAACACAAGATTTGTCAACCCTGAGCTTGCTGTAACATTAAGTGAAGGTTTGCCGCTAACCTTAATAGTCGCTTCAAATGCAATTAGCCCTTCTAGCTCTGCGCTTGTGCTAAAGCCTGTTACAACGCCATTGAAGCCCCAAGAAGCACCCTGAGGATAAATTATTGAGAATGGTATTGCATCCCCTGACTCAAATGCGTTGTATACTGCTACCTGTCCGTCAGCGTCACCCGGTTCAAAATATCCGCTTACAGTAACCTCACCGCCGTCCTTGAATCCACCTGTAAATTCCCTGTACCCTCCATTACTTGTGAGCGTTGTTGTGTCAAGTGTTTCTGCGGTCAATGATACCCCGTTGATAGATGTCAAACCTGCGATTGCATCCGAATTGATTAATATTTGTGTTCCTAATGCTCTTTCTGCCATATTACTCTACCTCCTCAAAATAAATTGTAAAGTCGATTATCCCTCGGTTTACCTTTAATTCGTGTTCGTATTGTTCAGTTATATTATTTATGTCCAAATCTTCTACATAAATAGAGTTATCACTGCCAATATATTTTTTTGGTAGTGATAATAATAAATCTTCAACTTTCTTTCTAGCTGTAACCATATCGCTATATCTAGTTGCCATTACCGAAAACATGAAACTTAAATACTCTTTACCAGTTAATCCTTCAAGTG